AATTTGTTGATACTGTAGAAACTTCTACCCAAGTTTTGACGGGCAAATCTACACTGCTTGTAGCCATAATAAAATCACCTCATAGCATTTGTTCGATCCTATAAAGTGAATAGCCCCGGCTTTTAAACCGAGGCTTAAAACTTAAGTTAACGGATCGCCTTCGAATTGTATTTCTACAACACCGTCCGCAGACGCCTCCCAGTCAGGGTCGTTAACCATCGACATATTGCCACCCGAAAGCGGAGTTGATGCAGGCTGTGCAGCCGATACAAAGTTTGTCCCGATGTTAGCCTTCCACCCCTTTGCGAGTAAAATGTTTTCGTCGGTGACATACATTTCCCAACTCATTTTTCCGATCTTCGCTTCCGCATCTTCTGTATGAACTGAAGCAGATGAACCGCCCCCCGCCGAAGCACTGCGGACATTTACCTCACCCTTTCCAAGCACGAACTTGAAAGAGTTAGGAACAATTTCAATCGGAACATTATTAACGGCTATGCCGGGTACTGATAAAGCACTCATAATTTATTAACCCCCTACCGAGAACGCAACCTGGAATGTTACGTTGAATTCACGAACCTGAGTCACAATCGGAAGCTGACCTGAAGAGGTTACATTGCCCGTTGCAACGTCTATTGTTAATGACAGGTTATCGAAAAAGAATGTTTCTGCTGTATCGCCTGCCTGTGTAAGTACATACTGTGAGCCGGAAAGAAGCTTGTAAATCCTCTTATAGTTAGCTGCTATTGATCCTTCGTTAGCCATAGCGCGACCGGCAACAACATCACCTTCAGTAAGACGGCTCTGCTTATAGTCAGATTTAAGCGTCCTGAAGAAAATCTCAAGTACAAGATAGCCGGTCCTGATATAGTTCAGGAACTTGAAACTTGTGTCAGCATTTCCAAGACTGTTCAGCTTATAGGTAGAAATTACTTCCGCCATTATCGTACTTGAAGCCGCCTCGTTAACACCGATTATAGTATAACCATCGTCGCCGAGATTCTGCTGTTCCTGCTCGTCAAAAAGAAGATTAGGATCAACCGGAGAAGTCTGTGCAAGCGGTGTGGCGTAATATCCGAGCGAAGCAGTACCAGGACCCCCCACCGTATCAAGCGGGGACGTGGTTGCAACATACTGCCCTATAGGAACGCCGTCTGTCAGTCTCAAGCCCTCTATAGCCGCGAATTCAGCACACATCCAATCGTCCGGCTCAATTATTGCATCAGCTCCGGATGCTCTACGATTACCCATAAAGAACAGGTTCGGAGAATTAAGCGGTGTAACACCGTTAACCTTTGCTGTGATATTTGCCTCAGTATCGGAATAACCGATAAAAGCAACACCATGTAGAAAAGCATTGTTGATAACGTTACGAGCTTCGAGAAAATCCTGCACCTCTGAAAAATCAGCCTCCCACGGCCACGATATTGTATGGAACCTTGTAGACGCAACATCGTCAAAAAATCCGGTAAGGGTCGGGTCTGTTGCCCCTGACGAAAACTGCACCCTGTCAGTCGTGACGTTTGTATTAACCGTAATTCCTGCCGGAATATTCACGTGCTCTACGGTGTATTTATTCGGGGTAGTTCCGACATCGTTAGCGGTAAGCGTGATAGTGGCCGATGCAAGTCCGTTTGCAGCAGGAAATGTTGAGACTAAAGCATCGAATCCGGCCTTGACTTTGGTTGCTACGGCCGCCGCTGTATCACCTGATTCTACCGAAACATTAAAGGAATACTGCTTCTGGCTTATAGGCCGTACAGTCATGACCTTATCTTCAGTAGCCGTTCCTGCATAAGCAAGAGCCGCAGTAGCCGCCGTTCCACCGCCTGCCGCTGATAGCGCAATAACATCTATCGCGAATCGCTGTAGACAAATATTACGAGCCTTAAGTATACGGCCTATAAGCTCGCCTTTTGTTCCAAAAAGCCCTTTGACTTCTGTGTCTGTTAGGCTTTCAACACCCTGATATCTTAGTCCGCTTGTAGCAGTTCCGTCAGATCCAATCTGTCCGGCTATAAGAAGCCGAAACGGTTCAGGACCGACAGCTCCGGCAGCGGCTAATAGCTGCGCATTTACACGGGGTAATGAAGTAACGCCCATTATTTACCTCCCTTATCTTTTACAAAATCGTCTGGTTCAATTTTGTTCTTGGAGGTATCAGGAGCCATTTTTTCAAGGCATCCCCCCTCCGCCAATTTCCGGCGAACTTCACGAGATTCCGGAAGGATATCGCCCTCTTTGTGTTTTCCCCATCGTTTAGTAACGATGTATTTATCTGCCATAATGACTCCTATATTTCTTTATTATACACGCCTGAGAGATTTTATCAAGTTTCCTCTTCATCAAGGCTTATAGTCGATCCTTCTTGAAGCTCGTTGAAAGATAATGCGTCATCACGGAATGCCCGCGATTCAATAAACTGAGTTATAAACTGTTCGTCCTGAGTGACTTCGTAGTTATATTCGAAAGTGTAAGCATGTGAATAAGTTGCGTTATCATAGACCGATGTACCGTGATCAATAAGGGTTGTCCGGTAAAAAGTATTCCCAAAATCATCGAATTTTATACCAGCTACAGCGGCAAGCATAAGAATTAAATTCTCATGCCATGACAATTGTACTGCTTCCGCCCCTGCAAGCTCTCCGGACGTAGGATAAACAACCAATAACGTGAATGTATTTATCATAAGCACACGCGCCGGATTCTGAGCTGTATTCGTCTGCGTAGCGTCAGATTTTATTGTCCGGTCTTTTGATGCTGTTGAATCGCCCATGATAACGTAAAGCCATAATTTTGTATTATCAGCCTGCTTGGTGTAAATAGATTTTGCCCGTAAAGCATCCACGGTCACTCCCATGCGGAAATTAGAGGCACGTTTTAACTGAGGGATTGTCTGTGGAGTGAAATACGGCTTGTCAGTTAAATCTATTTCATAGGTATTAGCGTCTACTATTCTATCTATGGCAAATAGCCCATTTATGCCAAGCTCCCATGATTCCCTGAGAACTTCCGATCCTGATAATACTGGAAGACTTGAGGCCTTAACCTCGAATGTCGTCCGGCTTGGAACTGCTGTTAATGCAAATTCAGCATTAAAAGCTGAATCATCAAATCCTGAGAGTTCTACCGTTAAAGTATAATCAAGCGTTAAATCGTGCTCATTTTCTGTGGTAAATCTTATAGTGCCATCACCGTTATCCGAAACGGCTGTTATAGGGTTGTCAATCTTGCCGTCTACAAGCGCAACCTGTCGGCCTGCGGATAGTCCGTGAGCTGTATCTGTTATGCGTAATATTTGAGGCGTTCCGTCAACTATAACTGCTGTCACAATGGCATTGTCAGAGAAGCGGTCGCTGAGCCTTGGGATGTATGTTTGAAGATGGAGTAAGATGTCATTGGGGGAAAAAAAGGTAGCCATAAGGTGATAATAACATTTATTTTAAAATTATGCAATTTATTGTATTTAGGGGTTGACGGTATAACGGTATAGTGCTAATATGTAGATACATTAAAGGTGAGGTGATAGAGATGACAAAGATAAGCGAAAAGGTACAGAACATTTTTAAAAGCGCTCTTAAGAGAGAAGATGCGATGATTACATACAATAATGGCAGCTGGACTATATTTTTTGCTGCCGATGACAGTGCCGCGGTTGCTAATCTTTACAAAACCTTCGAAGGAAAACTATTAAGCTGGAACAGTGAAGTAATAGAAGATGATGGACTTGAAACTTATATTACTTTAAAACTTGATAATACAAAGATTTCAGCATAATGCAGGCTGAGGCTTATGTCGGCGGCATCCTCCGGGGTGGCCGCCTTGAGAATGGTGTGTTTATATTTCATGCCGGAACTGTAGAAATAAGAACTACAGAATATGACTTAATAACCTTGTATGACAACAAAAATAAGTAAATGCCCCCCCATTGCCCGCACCCGCGGGCTTTCCTTTACCCCTCAAAATCTTCAAGCATACTTTCAAGCCTTGATTCTAACCGCTCTATTGTCTCGTCAAAATATGGCCGTCTCTCCATGTTAATAGTTCCATCCTGCAGGAATAAAGGATAAGGCGCGCCATGCTTGCTTCGTGCGGTATTAGCTATAAGCAATTCAAGCGGTCGTGATTTATACATAAAGCTTTCAGATAATCGGCCTGATCGTTTAGCGGGCGGTTCTCCTCTCGCTGAAGCTTGGTATTTTCGTCCTCTGTACGTGTAAAAACGCCCTGTACGCGGCCCGGTAGTGACTACCTTTATAAGTTCATCCTTAACCTCTTTCCCGTGCTTTCTAAGGGCTTTACGGATGTTGTCGTCGTGTAGTTTGGTAAGCGTCTTTGATATTATTGCTTTGTGCCGGGATTCTCCGACTACTTCGACTATTTTAGGCACGAGCTACCCCTCGGCAGCGGTCAAATCTTCAAACCCTGTCTCGGCTAATTGCAATTGTATATAATAATCCCCGTACTCTTTTATGCCCTTAAGCTTATAAAGCTTGTTTCGCGTATCGGTAATCCTTACAAATAGCGTGTTTATATCAAGCTCATAAACTGTTTGATCATATGGAACATAGGCCACATGAGTAAAATTCCCAGCTGATTGATCTTCTGTTGAAACCCCGTCCCATCGTGGAGTAAATTTCTTTTCCTCAAGATACCCGGCATAAGAGACAATAGGAGTAAAAGCTTCTGTGGGATCTGCGCTTAACCCCGGTTCAGTTCCTTGTATAGCTCGGGATAGTATTTCTATCAAATCGGTCATAGTTCCGGCGCAAAGAATTTCTTTATCAAACTGTGTTTTAACGCATCTGTTTTTAGCCATGTAAAAATAATAACACTTTTTTAATTTATTTGCAAATTAGCGCTTGACGTTATACCGTTATCGTAGTAATATATAGATACATTAAAGGTGAGGTGATGAATATGACAATTGAAATGATTAACAACAA